TATTGATAACCTGGGCTTGTGTTAATCGAACCTGAGCTGCTGCTTCTGCTGCCTCAGCCAAAGCCTTCTCTTTGGATGCTGCAATGCTTCCCAAAGTGACCGCAATATCTTTCTGAACAATCGCAGATTTAGCAGCAATCGCTGTCCCAAGATAGCCAATACCAGCAACCATGGCACCATCAGCAATGAGCTCAAGATTGTTAGCAAGTATTTGTATGGACCCTGATAAGGCATTTGCTGCCCCTGAGCTTTTGCCTGCCTCTCCAACAAACTTAGTAAGTTCATTGCTAAGCATGGTCAGTGATTGTCCAATAGTGGCATCAGTCTTAGCAAATAAATCATCTACTGCCTGCTGTGAGTTATTTAAGGCCTTCACAAGCACTTCAGATGTAATCTTGCCTTCTGCCGCAACAGAGCGAAGTTGTCCTATAGTAATGCCCATACCCTGTGCAATTGCTCTAGCCAGTCCCGGTGTTTGTTCCATGACAGAGTTAAGCTCTTCACCACGCAAGGTGCCAGATGCTAAAGCTTGGTTAAATTGGACTAAGGCAGCCTCAGCACTTGCTGCACTTGCCCCACTGATTGCAACTGCCTTAGAAACTGTTTCGGTTAGACGTGCAGTTTCCTGCATGTTTAAACCTAGGGTCTTAGCATTGTTCGCAAAACCTTGGTAAACCTGTGCCGCTGCATCCCATGACTGACGTGTTTTCTGAGCAATCTCAAATGTATCGCTCATTGCCTTATTTAATTCGATCTGAGAGTTAGTGACTAACTTGAGTCGATTCTGCAAACCTGTCCAAGCATCTATTTTAGATACAGCAGCCCCTACAGTTACAAGTCCAGCCATATAACCAGCAAGTTGGCGTGTAGCTACCGACATAGAATCCATAGACTTGGTGGCAAAATCACCTTTCTTCTCGATACTTTCTAATTCAATTGCCAGATTTCGAGCATTTCTTTCGGCATTTTTGGAGTCAATAGTGACCACCAAGCGGGATTCTTGAGTCATCTCACTTTCCTTTAGGTAATAAAAAACCCCACATAAAGTGGGGCTTGCATCTATATGATATTTATTAGTTTGGTATGGCTTGCACTACATTACTAATACTTTGATATGCCATAGACTTATCAGAGTTTAAAATAATAGCACCATCAGTATATTGACCTGATAGGGTGGTGATTCTGAACTTTGCATTGTGCGCACCTAGGATTTTTTTAGCCTGATCGATTGTAATCACATAAGGAGCCTTACTAGCTTTATAGTATTGGTTTCGCTCAAGTTCTGTCATATTGAGTTTTTTGGCTTCAAAGATTTCACCATCTACATTAAAGCTTAATTTATCTAGATTTTGATATTCGTGCATATATTTTACCTCAAGCACTACCAGGTGAGGTACTCTATCTGTCCATCGCGCACCAAAAAAAATATTGCTTGGGTGCCATTTATCTTTGCCTAATGCAGGCATTTCACGTGCATTAATATTTTTAGAGTTATCAAATTGACTTGTTGTAATTTTTGCCTGCGACATTTGCCCAGCTGTGCATCCACCCAATAGTAGACCAATCAGCCCTATAACTAATAGTTTTCTCATGTGATTTCCTTCTTATAAGAACTCACAAGATACTAACTCCAGAACAAAAAAACCACTCCGGAGAGTGTCCTGATTCCATATGAAACATCAAAGAAAACCATTTTGTAATCTTTCTTTATATACAAAGAAAAATATATAACTAATTTTCCTTCTTACTATCATTATTTTAAACAGAATTTTTCATAAAATTTATTTATGGTTCACACAGGACTTAAATTTATTGGCAAGCATATCAATTGCTGAAATTACTCCTGGTGCACGTGCTCCAGCCCATGTCCCTACTTGTCTAAAACCATCATTTGCGGATGCGCCTGTGTTTTGCTGAGCAGCGCTGATATTTTGAAATATTAGGTTAATCTTATTTCCTTCCATCGTGATTTTTGCATCATATTTCACATAATCAACAATAACTCCCCCCTGTTGAGCCTTTGTTTTAGTTGTTCCTGTAGCTATAAGGGTTAATGTATTTTTATCTTCATATTTAAGAGAGCTTCCGCCCTGAATATAGTTATTGTTAGAGTTATGATAATAATGGCCAGTATAGGCACCCACAAAACTACCAGCAGCATCTTTAAGCATTACACCATCGTTATTAAATGTCTCAACGGAACATAGTTTGATTCTATCAAAACTGGCAGAGTTATTATTTTCAAAAGAATGGTTAATTTTATCTAGATATGTGGAATCACCTATTCCTGATGGAATGGTTGTTACATTGCTTGGAAGGGAAATAGGTTTAGATGAACACCCTACCAAGCTACTTAAAAACACTCCAATAAAAACTAATTTTTTCATATCTAGCTCCTTTATTATTAGAAGTAAGATACTTTTTATACAGCAAAAAGAAAAGCCACCCGGGGGTGGCGTAGCTTAAAAATAACTTCAGCAGCGGCCATATTGTCTCGCACCATCATGTTTCTTTTTCCAATTGAATGCGTCAACAATTCGGCCCGTTGGTTGGCTATGAATTAAATCCCCATCCGCAATCATTGCTGCCTCCAATTTTTCAAGCTGATCTAGAGTCTCAATCAGATTGAATAAAGACCGGAGAGTCACGATGATTTTATGGTTAGGGAATTTTGACTCTATTTCATCCTGCTTTTCAGACAGATCAATCATGCCGGCTTTTGATGCTGCCACTACCACATAAGCTGTGCCATCAATAAGGAAGTCAACTTCCTGATCATTATCATTTGCCTGTCTACAAGCGAAAATAAGATAGGCAAGATCAATTTTATTCATCTTAGATATCCTTTTTCAAAAACGGTAAAGATGGCTGCAAGTCACTTTCTAATTGCGCAATCTCGTTTTCGAATATTGGCTTATCATCGCGCCATTGCCGCATCCCACGAGCTTGTCCACTCACCTGCTCTTTTCTATTTTTATATTCAAGGCTAACCTGGTTATATCTAGCCCATTTAGATTGGAAGGTTTGAGTTATTTGATTTGACATCCATTCAAAAGCATCAATGAATGATTCTTTAATAGCATCAGCTTTTTCACCACTAAAACCCATGACAAGAAACATGAAGCCACGTTCTGTCATTTGATAGAAGCCCGTGTTTCTTTTTGTAGTACCTATCTGTTTGTTTTCTAAAGTAAACGCAAAATTGCGTTCACGGAATTTTTGCGAGCACTTCATATTTTTAATTGCTCGAAGCACATCAGAGTGCCGTTTTTTGAATGCCTCTGCTACTGCATAACTGGTTGTTTTAGCTTCACCATTCTCGCTTGATACCATGGCACGCAGATTCATTGTACTCATCATATTCATGATTAATCTCTCTTTAATGCTCACGTTCAAAATTAATATGCCGACAACACGTTGAACGTGGAGAGATACGTGTGTTCGATAGCTAGTCTAGTCGGCAAAACTGGGCAATAAAAAAGCCCCACATTTCTGTAGGGCTCATTTTGAAACAGGTAAAAATGCCTAAATTTTTTTGTTCGCAAATTTAAAAGCCCTAAATCATTACAGTTCAGGGCTAGGCTAATTCGATTGGGTGATTTAATGCTTCCTCTTCAGCTCCCGACTTCTTTTTTCTTGAGCTTTAAACGCTTCATCCAGGTAAATATTATCGATAGCAAAGATCGCAGCGTTGAAGATGTATCGCTCTACCGGTAACTCATACTGTTCGCAGTAAGCATTTAGATCGGCAATACTGAGGGAAAGTGGAGTGCCTTGCTCATACCGTCGAGAGCGGGCAATCGTGTTGTATGCTTCAAGCAAGGCGTTTGCCACAAAGGAATATATAGGTGGATCAGGCTGCTTAATTCCCAATGCTTCCCTTTGTTTTATTTCGTGCTCGCTGAGTCCGGCGTATCGGTTGAGGTACTGGTAGAGCTCTGTGACTTTCCCACGACTTCGTCACGGAATCCATCGGCCTCTTTTTGCAGTTTTTCTGATTCTGTTTTAACAAAGGCATAAATAGCCAGACCAATATCACCAAGGTTCAGTAACTTGAATGCATTTTCTGGCGTATAGGGCGGTTCAATCGTTTTACCATTTTCGATAAATTCAACGCCATGCCAGTCCTCAATTAGGTGGGCCGCAGCAGCTTGAATTAATAATTCATGGTAAAGCTTATCTTCATTATCAGCTGAGTAAACATCATATCCCTTCGCCACAACCTGATTACGGGCACGTTCTTCAGCGACCTGGAATGCCTTATGAGCGATGCCACGTATTTTAAGTTTAGCGCCCTGGAATTCACGCCATGCTGATACTTCTTTGTTTTGAGTAATTGCGACTTTTAAAGCCATGGTTCTATCCCAAAAAGAAAGGCCCCGAAGGGCCAAAAGGTTAAGGTGCAATAATTCGTGTAATCACTGGCGATACATTGATATGGTTAAAGCTCACATCAAGCATGATCGTATCCTCGCCACCACCGTCCGGATGATTGGCTTCTGACACTTCCAGTTCAGGGAACTCAAAGGCATATCCATTTCCTTCACTATCTTCAATAGAGAATGCTAACGGCATGGTATCGCGAGATTTCACATAATCGATGTAACCGGCTGCCTGACTTGAGAAAATGAACTGGCTGCTCAGCGTAATATCGACCATCTTTTCCAGATAGGTTTGAGCTGAAAGCTTTTGATTACCAATACAGCGAATTGCTTCAAGATTATTAGAAATATTAAGCTCAAGTGACTGCAAGCAGGATGTACCGACAATGCCTTGACCATTAACAGTCAAGTCGCCTACATTCAGAGCAGAAACCATGACAGCATCAGGTACGGGTAAAGCATCAACCACTGGGTTTACAGTAGTGCGTTCAAAGTCGGTGCCGACAAGCCCAAAGGTTGCTGTGATTTTGCCTGTAGTCGCAATAGATAGTGAAGCCTCACCGATACGGACACCGCGATAGATAAAGACTTGGCCGGTATCTGAATAGTGCTTAACAAAGGTAAATGTTTTTCTAACATCACCACCAAACTTCAATACATTGGCTACCCACTCATTCATAGCCACTGCTGACCAGAAATCATCAAACAGTCCAATGGATAGTTCAACTTCAAGCGAACCAGTAATCTCTGCTTCAGTCGCCATCCCACCTTGACGGAAGCGTGTGTCTGAAACGCTATTTGAGGTTTCGGTAGTTACTGACTCTGAAAGGCCATCTGTGACCCGGCGGACTGTTTTCCATACCGGTACAGCAGGCAATACTTCTGGGGTTTCCTCTGCTGCATAGTAGAGGCGAATTTTTGCACCAGAGCTCATTTTGCTCTCCTTATTTTTTGGCATAAAAAAACCGCCCTGTGAGGCGGTGGATAATAAAAAAGCACCCGAAGGTGCGTATTTGTTATGGCTTAAAGTCTATATCAACCATGACCTTGGAAACTTCATACTGTTTGGGACTACCTATCGAAGTGGTATCCACTAAATCAATATATACACTGCAAATTGGCAAGTTATTTTCTTGCTGCCACTTAGATATTTCGGCTTGAACTACTGCTGCAATTCGCTGCTCTAATTCCTGCTTTTTTGCTTCGATTTCGTGAAGCATTTCGGTGTACTTATTCATATTAATTAACTCTGAAGTCAGCTAATACCAAGTATTGCACAAAATCATTATCTTCCGAACGTCTTGGCGCATGGACTAAGGGGATTTCCAAATGACTTATAGCCAGTTCACGAAGATGATCACGCCAGTAATCGGCAAGCTGTGTTAGTGCCTTCTCACCAGTATTCTTCCGGCCAAAACACTGAATCGCAATCTGTCCAACATCCCGGTAGCACAGGCCGTTGCCTAAACCTGCAATAAAACTTGGTCCATAGTTGATAGTAACGCGGCACCAAAGACCAGTAGTCGGAACTGTGAAGTTAGGCGAGTTAGGATATTGAACCCGGTCTTGAGTAATACCTGTAAATGTGGTGAGCCGTGATGTTATAACTTGTCGGGCTTCTTCAAGGGTCATTGCCATACTAGCCACCATACTTCTGTCTGACTGCTGCCATTGTTGTACTTACCATGCCGCTTGGCGCCTGGTGAGAATAACCATCTTCAAGCCGTTCAATGTATGGCAAGTTATTCTGGATATAGATCACCGAACCCAGCTTTGCATTTTGGGAAATAAAGACAAATACTTTTTGAAGTGCACCCTGTCCTGACTTATCCGAGCCCTCATTCACTGAATAATCCGGTTTATCTGAAGCTATCCAGTTATTACGTGCAGCACCCGTATCGACTGGAGTTGCCATAACTACACCCTGAGCCACATCAGCCGCAATATTTTTAATTAACTTCTCGGCATCCGCTTTGACGTTGAATGAAAAGTTGCTTGGTTTGTTTTTCCAGGCCATCACACCTTCCTCAGCTGGATAGTCCACGATACGCCTGCAGGATCTTGCTTCTTATGCATCACCCGGTATTTACCATCAGTTAACTGCCATTCATCATCAAGTAATGGCTCT